ATAACTGTATCTGGTTGACGGATATTTTGATTTTCGTTAATTGTTGATAACAATGCTTTTAACACTACAGCACGTTGAGCTTTACGTCCAAATTGTCCAACACCTTCTAAGTCGTTTGGAGCATCGCTGATCCAACGATCTGGATAGTAGTTAGTCATTGGCTGACCTTCTGGATATACATCATCTGCTGTATAACGAGTGTTAACAGCACCTATGTCTATGTAACCAGCAACATATTTCTTAACATTGAAACCGCTACGACGTAAATTCCATAGCAATGTACCTTTTGGATATAATGCAGGATCTGGAGCATCGAAGTCAACAAAATTGCTTGTTAACAAACTAATAATTGAGTCAGGAGCACCTAAACCCATCTGCTCGCTACCGATAGCACCTTGGTCACTCCAACGAGCGTCAGCAAAAATAATGCCTTGGCTTGTTAAATGATCTGTGTTATCAATCAATACCCATTTACCAGTTAAACTATTGTATTTGTAGATTGTTGGGAAAGCTTCGGTATCTTGCGGATCGATCCATAAATCACCATTGGCTAATGGCCCACCACTACTTTGTAATGTAGGCATACTAGCACTGATAATTGGACCGTTTGGATCTGTAACTAGTGCGCCGCCAATAGGGTAAACTTGTTGGTTGTAAGCCTGGGCTGTTGTATCTAAATATCCAACCCACTCCATACCATTATTAATCATGATATCGATATCTTCTAAGAATGTATCGTACCATAATGTACCATCAGCTGGGGTTGTTGTCGGAGCACTTATCGATGGTGTTGCAAAACCTGTACCAGCTGTACCAACAGTACTTGACCACAAGCTAGCAACATATGTTCCTGATTCTGCCCATGTAATGCCGTTTTCTTCACCTTCGTCGATAATCGCTGCTGTAACATTCCAATAAGCTGTTGTTCCTACGGTAAACAACCTATCTAATGTATTGTTATCGTAAAAATACATATCACCGCCATTAGTATGTGTGATTGTAATAGAATTATCAGCATTACGTTTAGCCGTAACTGCTGTTCCTGCTACTGTTTGTAGGATAGCTGCTACCAATGCTTGTGAATCATTTACAGCATTTCCTACCGCTGTAAATGTAACAATACCTGGTGATCCAGGATCACCGTTAGTAAAGCTAGCTGGAGTTAATGTTTTAGATCCGGTTTCTGTACTAGCAATAAAGAACTGATATTCTGTTCCATTTGTAAATGTATCGTTATGGATAATGCTACTAGTAATTGCTGTTTCGCCTGTGCCTACTCGACGATATAATTTAAAGTCTGCGTAAGGAGTAACTGGATGCTCGTCATCATTGTATTTTACAAATACTGTGTTAGCAGGTAAATTAATTCCGCCGCCGTTTGGATCCAATGCGGCCAATGCTTCGTATGTTGTTTTGAACAATTTAACAGGTTGTGTGATCCACGATTCTGTTGTAGCATTGTAACGCTTAATAATCCAATCAGCACCTAAGTTAACGGGAGTTGTTTTGATCCATATACTGCCTGTTGGCTGTCCGTTTGCTGACCCTGGAGTTGCAAATGTACCATACTCTGGTGGTTGAAAGTGAGGACTAATTGTTAGTACAGGTGGATAATAAGTTGCCGATTGTAGTCCTAATTTAGCAACACTTGTTCCAGACAATGTGATATTTGTTGAACCATCTGAATATAAATTCAAGTAACCGTTAATAGCTGCGGCTGTAATAGTTGAACCAAATGCGCTCATAATTGCTGTTGCTAAATCTGTAACGTTTGTTACATTTCCAACCGGAGTACCGTTGATAATTAAAAAATCGCCTGGAGGAGTTAACTGGCCAGAAAGGCCGTTCAATGAAAGATCACTAGGGCCATTAACAACCAATCCGTTAACACCATTAACACCTGAAACTGTATAACCGTCTAATGCTGTTCCAGTTCCAGTAATTACCCAGCCGTTAACTAACAATGAAGAACCATTGTACATACTAGCATAATTACCACTAGCAATATGTAAAGTAGTTCCTCTGTCACCAGCCCCGCCCCAGCCGCCGGTGCCTGGAGTGCCATCGATATACCCTGTAAATGACAGTGGACTGCCAACTGATGCGACTAGTGTTGGATTTGCAACTGAACCAGTTGCTGTAGGACGACTTAATGCCCATTCAGGACTACCTACTTTAACCCATGTACCTGCTGCTGAATCAGTTTGTGGTTTTTTATACCATATAATGTTTAATGTAGTTACACTAACAATGGCATATTCGCCCACAGCGCCAACGCTGTCCAACGGAGCATATGTTGACTCGTCAACTAATGCCATATCTGTAATTGTTGTGACGTGCTTATGCGTAAATGTTTGGCCGTGTTTTACTCTAATAGAGTTACTATTCCATTCAAACAAACCAAAATTAGTAGCACCTAAATCTAACCACCAAGTACCGTCTGTAGGTAATCCTGCTGGAATTGTTGAACTGCCTAATAATTGTTTTGTATCTAAATCTGCACGGACAACATACGCACGATTGCTTACGCCCAATAAACTGTATGCAGCTTGCAAGCCATATTCGTTTAACTCGCCAGCATTGACTGGGTTGTTTTCAGCATCAGTTTGGAAGTATGGGATACCAAAAGTATTTCCAAGATCCATTTGACTTGTAAGTAAGTATACTTTACCTGCATTTGCTTTTACTGTGCCAGGTGCTGTACCTGTGCCTGAAGTATTTTTCTTATCTTGTTGACTAGCAACAACAATTAAAGGAACGGTACCTGGGGCGCCAGGTGTGTAGAATGATTCGTCTACTACTGTTACGCTTACGCCGGGTGAACTAAGTTGAGCCATATTGTAATCTCCATGAGTGCATGTTCTTAATGTATTTATGGTAATTTGGAATTTCTGGTGTGTTATACACCCACGAAAAGGCCTTGAAAAGGCCAGGTCTTATTAAATAAAATATGAGACCACTATGTTCGTGCGGATTACGCCCAACCGCTATAAACTATAAAAAGCATGGCAAGACTTTTTACAGAAGTATGTGCAATGTTTGCCTTAAACACGGTGCAGATGCAGGAGCACCGAGGTGGCATCGATCCGGATACCGCATCAAGAATCAGTGCGACAAATGCGGATTTAAAAGCCTGCACTCAGAAGTATTTGCTGTATTTCATGTAGACGGTGATTTAAATAATTGTCGCCCTGCTAACTTAAAAACCGTTTGTGCTAATTGCTCTCGAGTTCTGCACAAAGAGAATGTTCGTTGGCGCCAAGGCGATCTAGTTCCGGATTTATAATTTTTTGTACTTTAGCGTACAAGTCGTCGATGCTGGAATCATTGGTTAGAACATGATCAAAGCTGGTACCAACCCATGCAGTCTCGCTAGCATGAATTTTTAACTTGTCCATTCTAGTCTTGGCTAACATCCAGTTTATATGATGATCGCCGGCATTCATATCTACAGCATCTTGATACCAGGTGGGCTCTTCGCCTCGTTTTACACGGATAACAATGCCGCCTGCATCTTTAATACTTTTAATTTCATTAGGGAATCGACAATCACTTATAACGATATCGTCTGTTGAACTGCGTAATTTATTTTCTAAACTGGCAATCCACATGTCGTCATGAAATCCGTTGCGGCAAACTTCGGTGCCCCAATGTTGCAATACCCAGCGTGGCGTTAAATGCGGCATGCCTAAACGTTCTGACCACCAGGCATCAACTTCTTCTCGCCATGCTCGAGCTTGTGTTGTACGCCCTTCTAACATAGTACGGTCCCAACCAAATACCATGCTAACAGCATCTTTTAAACTGTTGGCAAAACTTTCTCGTCTATATCCATGAAAATTAGTAAGATAATCGGCAATAGTATCTTTGCCAGAACCAATAAAACCGCACACACCTATAATCATAGAACCTCCTGGATATGACATAGTATATAACAGTTTTGTTACAAGGTCAATAAATTTCTTAGCCTAATACAAAATAATAGCCCGAACCACCTGCTGTATAGTCCATTAATTCTTTGTCTAACTTTTCAATTTCTTCCTTGGCAGCAGACAATAATGCTGTTCCATTTAAAGTGATTGGACTTTGCGGTCCTGCGATGCTGGCAAACTTGCTACGTGCCTCACCCAAAATCTGTTTAGTTGTGGCCAGCGTGTAGTCTTTGAGCCACTGTTTTGCATATGTGTCTTGAAGCAATACCCAGTCCGGGCGGAAGTTATAGCATTGTACTAGAATTTGCTCGCCCTGAGCAAATGGACGTTGTAGGATAGTTAGCAAATGGCTAGTGGGTTTCCATTTGAATTCAATATAACTACCAAACATACGACCAACTAATTTTTGATAACCAGCAAAAGCATCGTATGTGGCTAGCCCTCCCATCATGCTTCCTGACATCAAATATGTGTTGGTATAAGCTAGGTTAAACGGTTCAAATAGCGTACCACCCGCACCAATTCCACTTCTTGAGCCAATAGCTCTACGAAATACTTGACGCACTTCGATAACTTCATCAGGTAATCTATATTCATTTTGATCCTGTATTAGCTCAAGGAACATGTAACTTTCTTCTACAGCATTTGGACTACGCTGTCTGTAGCGATTCAATGCTCTATCTAATGCTGTTTCAACATGTATAGGATCTAGCTCCAGATCAATCATACCGTCGCCCAGCATGGTTTTTACATACTGAAATACATGATTTCGTTCAGCTGTACTATTGCTTTGTGTACTTGGTGCCTTATCGTCCATAATTAGTTCCTCTATGATATTTATCTGTACCATAAATACTAGTATGCCACGCTTATCACTTTATAAACCCGAAAAAGGGTTAGATTACAAATTCGTAGACAGAGAAATATCTGAAATGTTCCAAGCCGGAGGCACTGATCTCTATTGGCACAAATACCTTGGATCTAACAACGATCCATCCATGGCTACAGCAGATAAACCTGCATATGCCAATACTAATCCTGCAAACATTCAAGATTTGTTGTTATTAGAAAATCGTGATAGAACATACGATAAAGAAATTTATAGAATTCGTGGTATTTACAATGTACAGAACATTGACTTTAATCTAAGTCAATTTGGTTTGTTTATAGATAATGATACCTTGTACATGGAAATACATATCAATGACTTTATCAAATATGTTGGTCGTAAACCTATAACAGGTGATGTAATAGAGTTGCCGCATCTACGTGATGAATTTGCACTAAATGACTTAAACATTGCATTGCCACGCTACTATGTAGTAGAAGATGTAGGCCGTGCTAGTAACGGATTTAGCAGCACATGGTTTGCGCACATATACAGATTAAAAATTAAACGTGTGTTTGATAGTCAGCAATTTTCACAAATTTTTGACGCAGCTGCCACTGATGAAAATGGCGATCCTACTAATCAATCTCTACGCGATGTATTGAGCATGTATAATCAAGAATTAGCCATCAATGACCAAGTTGTTGCGCAGGCAGAGTCCGATGCGGCTAAGAGCGGGTACGAGACTCGTCAGTTCTATACCATAGCTGTTGATGATACCAACGGTAGAACTGTTATTCAAACAGCTGATCAGGAAACTGTGGACGCCAGCGTTGCTAGCCAGCTCGCATCTGGCACATATGGTACAGGTCAAAAAACTGGATATCAAGGTTACTTAGTAGGCGACGGATATCCAGTTAACGGGCTTGATTTTGGATTTGGGGTAAACTTTCCTGCCAACCCAGGTGCAGATGATTTCTTTTTGAGATTAGATTTTTTACCCAATAGGCTATTTAGATTTGACGGTCCGTTGAATACATGGGTCGCTGTTGAAGATGCTGTTCGTATGACAATGACTCAAACTGACACAAGAGCAACACAAAAAACTGGATTTATTAATAATACATCATGGACATTCAATGATGTTGTTGCTACTGATTTTGTGACAGCTACTGTGGGTCAGACTGTAATAAGAACACAAATAGACAGTAGCGTAACTGCTCCGTATCTTGTGTTCAAACTTGACTCTTCAGTTCCAGGTGTAACTTTAATAGATTTTGAAACTTCAAAATTTCAAACAATATTTTCAACTTATGTATACACAGATAAGAATGGCATCACCAGTAATAAATTACAAATCAATTTACCTATAATTGATGAAACACAGCAAATACTACCTTATGCAGGACAATGGACTATTACATTGTACAATTATAGAGAATCACAACGTCAAAGTCTTAGCAAAGCACTGCGTCCTAAAGCAGATTTTTAAGGATAATAAAATTGGAATTTTTTTACGATGGCCAAATAAGACGTTACATTGCACAGACTATTCGTGTATTCAGTAACTTTGTAGTACAGTACGGCGATGGACGTTTAGTTCGTGTACCTGTATTATACGGAGACCCTGATAGACAAGTTGCCAATATTATGGCCAACAACAGTATGGGCAACAAAGTTAATAGTATACCTCGAATTAGTGTATATGTTACTAGTTTTGCATTAGATCGAGAACGATTGTCAGATGCAACATTTATTAGTAAGATACATGTGCGTGAGCGCGACATACAAGTAGATAACACTCCAGGAAGTCCAACGTATGGACAGCCTGTTTATAATCAAGATCAAGGACGTAATTATACTGTTGAAAGACTAATGCCTACTCCATTTAAACTAACTATGAAAGTGGACATTTGGTCTAGTAGTACTGAACAAAAATTACAGTTACTTGAACAAATACTAGTGTTGTTCAATCCTAGTTTAGAAATACAAACTACTGACAACTATATTGATTGGACCAGTTTGAGTGTATTAAATCTAAACGATATCAGCTGGAGTAGTAGACAAGTTCCAGTTGGTGTTGATAGTCCTATAGAAGTAGCAACACTAACGGTAGAAGCACCGGCTTGGATCAGTCCTCCAGTCAAGGTCAAACGTCTCGGTGTTATGACCAAAATTGTTAGTAATGTGTGGAACACTTCACAACTCAGTAATGATTCGTATATTGAAGGTCTGGCATTTGATCCCATTGGTCCTACTCCGTTATTCAGTAACACAATTACAACTCTAAGTGGTACTACACAGAACAACAAAATTGAAGTTTACGCCAACAAAGTTATATTACTAAACCACGGCGAAAGCGTTTATCCAAACGAACCTACACTGGATGCTGAACCAGTTAGGCGCGGAACTCCGTTAAGTTGGAAAGAATTTTTAGCAGCAAGCCCTGGCAAATATGTTGCCGGAGCTAGTATGCTGTATCTTACCCAACCAAACGGCACTTATGTTGTAGGAACATTTGCTATTAATGCTCTAGATGAAACTGTACTAACAGTAGAATGGAATCCAGATACCTTGACTGGCAATACTGGAATAGATAGTGCTGGAAAATTAGAAGGGTATCCTGGTTATAACCCTTCTACAAGTTATAGACCAAACAGTCCTGGCACGTTTGATGCTATTATCAATCCACAAACTTTTAATCCTACATCAAACGGTACTCCTGAAACAGGAACAAGATATCTTATTATAGAAGATATAGGCGCACATGGTGTTGAAAACAATACTCTAGCATGGGGATCATTAGTAGCTGTTGCTAATGACATAATTGAATGGTCAGGAACTGAGTGGCATGTGATTCTTAATACTAACCACGAAACAACTACCATGATATGGCAGACGAATATATATACTGGAGTTCAGTATCTGTGGGACGGTGTCCAATGGAAAAAGAGCTTTGAAGGAGAGTATTTGCCTGAATTATGGAAAATAGTATTGTAAAAGAATCAATCGTTTGTAGCGGAGCATTATTCTACGCCAAATCTACACGAAGATTTTTACTACTACAGAAAGCACACGGTAAACACGAAGGTACTTGGGGCTTAGTAGGCGGCACTAACATTGCAGGCGAACGTCCGTGGGAAGGCCTAACAAGAGAAATTCAAGAAGAAATTGGATTTATCCCTACAATTGTTAAAACAATACCATTAGAAACATTTGTCAGTAACGATCGTGTGTTTAACTTTCACACGTATCTATGCGTAATTGATTCAGAATTTGTTCCTACACTAAGTGATGAGCATCAAGGCTGGGCTTGGGCAACTATTGATCGGGCACCTAAACCCTTACATCAAGGGTTACGTAATAGTTTTTCAAGTAAAATTATTCGCACTAAACTGCAAACTGTATTTGACTTAGTTGAATTGATATAATAAAAAAGCCGCATATAGCGGCTTTTTTGTTTTTACGCTTGAGCTTCGCCCCATCTTAAAACAACGTTTGCTGGAATTGCAGTTCCTGATGTTTTATAAATGTTAATAGCTAATACGTCTGGACCATTAGGGAATGTACCACGGCCACCAATTGTGGTATTTGTCATTTCTTTCAATCCTGACAAGTCCAAACTACTTAATGCACCCGATGTTCCAATAAACGAGAATACAGTTTCACCAGGCAATGCATATGGAGGTTGTCCAAATTGGAATGTAACCGATGTCGATCCTGGAGTAATCGTAACACCTGAGTTTGTACTTTGTGTAAATGATACTTTGTAGTAACTTGTACTAAAATAAGTAGCAGATGTAACGTTATTAACGTTAGTGCCTGCAGGAAAATTGGTATCTGTGCTAGACACTTGGGTACCAATAGTAGCTGTTGTAGCTGCCCATGCAGTTGCATTAAAGAACAACACAGATGAATTAGATGTGTTATACTTTCTAGTAACTGTTAGCGTAGTATCTCCTGAAGTATTTCCGGTAAAGTTACTACTAATCTGTATATAATAGTAGCTTCCACTTAATCCAATATATTGTATCTGATTACCAGTGCTTGGCACATTACTGCCAGACAAGTAATCACCAACTGCTAGTCCAGCTGCTTGATACGAGGCATAGTCGGATGCGCTTACATATATGTAATTAGCATAGGTATTAACACTATTAGAACCAAATGGCGCGGCACGAGCTGTAATTGATCCTGTTGGAAAAGCATTGGTTGCAATTGCTGTTGTGGTAACTACAGCTCCAGTACTCCATGTTACACTACCGCCTGGGGCAATTTGTGCAAAGCTAGGTTGTCCGCCTGCTGCTTGACTACTTAAACCGTTCCATGTAATATTACTTGGGTTAGTAGGATAGTTGCTTGGATTCAAAATACCTTGAATAACAATACCGCCAGTTGATCCGCTATCGATAGTAACGTCAATATTTTGTAACAACAATTGAGCACGATTTAATAGTTCTCTATCGCCTAGATCTCCCACAGTAGCATTACTAACACTGGGTGCTAGTCGAATTAAAAAAGCTGTTTGAATAGTTGTACTAACACTGATGTTTGTACCTACATAGTTAAACAAATAGCCGCGGTCGTTATCAAATCCGCCGTCTGTTAAGAATGCTGATCCCCAGTGACTAATATTTGGTGTGGCTGTTTGATTAACTAGATACAATCCTGTTTGTTGGTTGTGTGCGTTAGCTGTTGTGCCGCTAAATGTTCTATTGATACCTGCATAAAATAAACTATAAGTTGTTCCACGTACACAGTTCAATAAACTATTAGATGTTTTACCAGAGTAAGTGACAATTTCACCTTCTATGTATATGGTACCTGCTGTAGGAAATAAACTTGCATCATTTACAGTCAATGTAGTATCATTATTACCAGCAGCTGCTGTCAAATAAGTGCGTGGACCTTCGTTAATTACTTCATAACGTACAGGCTGATTGCCTGAACGCATATAAGCTTCGGTATTAATGTTACCGTTTTTCTGACGATGTACTGTGACATAATTACCGTCTGGGCCTCGCAACATCCAATCAATAAATCCAGCACCATACCAAGTCCATTGAATACCTACCATTTGCATTTTGCTTACGTTGATTTGATATCCGCTTGGATTGTACACTCCGCTTGACCCGTCCATGCGATCCATGTTCCATTGACTTTGCGGAACAAATTTTTCAATTGTTTTAGCAGCCTTGATGCCGCTGTTTGCATTTACTCCGCGATAATCTGGTGTCACATACATTAATGTATCACTGGCCACATCCATAACTTTATGTGTCATACCTTTGATAACGATTCTGTCACCAGAAGCCAGTTGTTGTGTAAATCTAGTATTAGAACCAGTAATTGTATTACTATCAGGTGTTACGCTAATTGTTCCTGCAATTTGGAATGTGCTAGTTCTATAGCCAATACCAATTGTCTGACCGTCATATTGCCAATACTGTCCGTTTTGCTCGTCAAACGTGCCTGCACGTACAGTAGATCCATACCAGTTAACTAGACTTACTTGACATGGATCTGTAAATGCTGCTGGACTTGTGCCTAATATACTAGTCGCTGCAACTGTAAATGTACGCTCATCGCTAATGCTAGTAACATAATAATAACCATTATAACCTGAGGTTGTACAACCGTAGATATTAACATAAGCGCCTACTTGTAAGCCGTGATCAACATCATCAGTTGCTACTGAGATAGTTGCACTGTATGTGATAGTTGCATTTACCAGTGCCGTTGTAGGAGCTACACTAACAGTAATTGTGCTAGGTCCGACATTGGTAATAGTTGTTCCTAATGCGAATGCACCCGTTCCTCCAGATACAATAACTGATTGCCCATTTACTAGTCCTGATGTACTGCCAACTGTAATAGTTTGCGTACTTCCTGAACACCCAGTAACCGTTCCATATGCTGTACTAGGACTTGCTGTTAAACTGCGCAAGTTATAACTAGGAGCCATCAACAAACCAGTATTGTAGTTAATAGCTTTACCAGATTGATAACGTATGTATTTTTTACTCATACGTATTGCTTGTGTGCCATAGGCTGGGCCGCCAGTGCCCAACATTACACCACCGTCAAATGGTCTGTGGATATAGAATGCGTCGGGTCTAGCATATACTACACCCACTAGTGTGGTACCAGTATCAATTGTTCCCGACGCCCTTGCTGTGTATGTAAATGATGTTAAACTAGTAACTGTTTCAACAAAGAACGGACCTTGTGCAAATGCATGATTACTACCAGTGCTTGAAATTGCAACTAGTACAGTTTGTCCAGGAACTAAGCCGTGATTGCTAGCAAATGTAACTGTAACGGTTGCAGGACTACTAGCATTGCTAACACTAAATGATGGACCACCAATACTTGCACCTGTATAAAATCCACCTTTACGTACAATGGTATAAGCAGAACTGATAACATCTCCATTGTTTACGCCGATTTTAGATTTTGCATAGTACGTAAAACTAGTTGAAGTTGTGACACTGTTAACAATGAAAGATCCTTCAGCACGACTGAATCCCAAAATAGTATTTAAATAACCTTTAACTGTAATAGGTTGTCCTGCTATAAGTCCGTGGACAGCGACAGTATTAACAGTAATTAAACTTTCACCTGTACCGCCTGACCCAGTGGATGCATCAGTTGTTACTGAACTAATATTTAAATCACTACCAGGAATTTCATAAATTGATGGATAGTTATTCATCAAGTCTACAGTTTGCCACTTAGTAGGTTGTAGTCCATATTCAAAGTCAGCGTCCAGCATGGACTGTGGATTACTTACACGAATACGTTCAAAAGCATCGTGTCCTACCGCTCCACCAATTTTCATTAGCTGTTGAGGAGTATCAATGAATATTTGAATGTTATCAGTTGCACTCATTGTGCTAGTATTTGCAGCTAGTGTAAATGTTGTGTATCCGTCGGTAACACCTATTTCTTGCGGAAAAGTAGAGTACGCAGTTCTTGAAAAAGTTGCTGTAGTGCCGGTATTTCCAACATTGGCAAAATTGTAAATGATTGCATTACTTGTAGTATTGGTTATCAACAACAATTGATTTAGTTGATAAAATCCAGGTACAATAACTGTACCTGCTCCTGCAGTTCCTGGTGTAAACACGTATGTTTTTAAAAGCTGTTTTGCCATTTTATTTCGTTTCCATTTATAGTATTAACTTAATCCGATTGCTAACGCTGCCGATATCGAATCCACATATTGTTTATTAGTCAAATGACTTGCTAGTGTTGGGGCGGTCGCGGCTGTTATGTTTCCTGAAAATGATCCAGTTGTGTGTGTGACATTTGCAGAAAATGATGCTCCAGCAAAACTAGAACTTCCGCTAACTGTTAACGCACTTAGCACACCCACACTAGTTAAACTACTAGCAAGAACATTACTAGCCAAGGTTGCGCCTGTAATATTTCCTGCTGTAATAACTGCACCGCCGCCACCAGTATTAAGCGTGGCCCAACTTAGATTGCCATTTCCGTCGTCTATTAAAACTTGACCGTTAGTACCGTGGCTTGCTGGAAATCTGTAATTTGGAAAATTAGTTATACCGCTTGCTTGAAAGCTCCAAGTGTATGTTGCATTGCTGACAATACTGATATTATTAGACGAATCAACAGTAAGTGAGCTATTTTGTGAAAAAATACTAGCAGAATATCCAGTAATATTTCCACTAATTGGATTATTTACAGTTAAACTGTTTAGTGTTCCTAGGCTAGTTAAACTACTACCAGTAATACCTGATCCAAGTGTAGTTGGAGTTAATAGTATTGTTGAACC